GTTTGTCCTCATGATCATCATGTTACAGGAAAGATATTTCGTGACGTTGATGTGCCATCACTTCAAGTCTTATGTGCTCGTAAGATTTCATCCTATAATCTTGCTTATGGAGGAAGTCCAGATTTTCCTTATGTCTCCAATGCCGCATACCACCCGTTGGTTTTGTTGAATACTAAGTTACCTAAAATACCTCGTAGTCATGCAAGCTTTTTGCCTGGTTATGATTTTAATGATTTTCATCGTGCTGTGAATTTTTATTATGCATACTGTGTTCCTAAAGGGAAGATGAAATGGTCGTTTGAACTAAACGATTTTGATAAGATGCCTTTTGGTCGTTCGAAGTTATCTTTTCATACATTTCCTAAATTACGATCAGTTCCAGGGGGGAAATTCACAACAGTTACATTTACTGATCATCCAAATAAGAGTCAGGCGTCGCACATAATGTTGAGAGAGTTGTTTGAAGCTTTGATTATAGCTGCAACTGACACAGCTGAAGGAGTGGTTCCGATTGAGAAGAGAATCCCTCAGGAAGTGGCAAATTTAGCAGTTAAGTATCAAAATCTCTCTTCAGTGGATGACGGCTTGGCTACTTATTTGGCATGTGCTGAATATCATTTGAAAGGAAGACTTTTTTTCTTGGTAAATGATTCAATAAAATACAGGATGTTTGCATTTCGAAAAGTTGAGCGGACATATTACCCAGATTGTTTTGATTTGTTTGGGAATGTGGCTCGTAATGTTTCAGTTCATAATGAAATAGGGACATCCTGGACGAAGGGTGGAGCGACAATGAAATATAGAGCATTATATGGAGACTGTATGGATGAGTGGAAACCTATTCATGCTGTCGGTTCAGATAAGAACAATGTAACAGTGAACTGGCAGTTTGTTAAACAAGGGGACTTTGTTGTCATCGAGGGCGATATTAGTGGGTTAGATGCATCTATATCAAGTATGATGTTAGTTACATATATGATGTTTGCTCAATATTTCGTTCATCGGGATGACAGGTCTCATGCTTATAGGATCTTTCAATATTTATTGGAATGTTATTCGGAGCAATTGGCTGGTAAGGTCGTCCGCTGGTTGCATGATTACATGTTGATTTTAGGTTACATGCCCAGTGGATCATTGGAAACCTCTCATGGGGATACTTGGATTATGATAAATTATTATTGGTTAGGGTATATCTTCCATGAGATGTCTATAGCAGATGTGGAAACACGAAAGAAAATATGGTATTATATGAAGAGGAGACAAATTGTAGCCTTGTTTTTTGGAGATGATTTCCTCGCAGTTATACCTCGAGTGTTGTTAGGCTCTCCTCTTTCTGGAGAGAGATTTGCTGAATATTTGAATATAAAGCACGATGTCAAGCTCAAGTCTCTCGCCACCCACGGTTCGTTGCTAACTTATTTGAAGGTTTGGAAGAATGAAGTTATTGGTTATGATTATAAAGGTCCTACGTATCTTAAGCGGAAATTTTTAGATAGCCGAAACTTTAATCTTAGTGCTTGGGAACCTCAAATAGCTCCGATAGTTCCGTGGCGACCTTTTACTCAATATCAGTGGCGTGCGGGAATGCCGACTGATAGATCTGCTCCTGTTTATATGAACTTATCTCGATTGTTGGGTCTTCTTTATGATACGCTTGGAATAGACCCAGTAGCTTATGCTTTTCTAGCTTACTTGTATCACCGCACTAATGAAATTGGAGTGCGACTAACCTCACCAGAATTTATTAAAGATAATTTACCGAAGTGGGTTGAGAGTGATCAGAAGTATTTACGGAAAATAGGTTATAAAATTGAGGTATATGAGTGTCCTACTCGTGCCTTCTTGTTGCAATTAAATGTATTAGATAGGGAATATCATAGGCCCCGTTTCCCTAACATTAGAAAATGGCAGGAGGCTATGTGGGATACAGAATTTGCGTTTTGAAACTTATAGTGACCATTAAATTGGCGTTTAGGTGATTATGATCTCGCATGCTTATATTGCTATGTAGATCTCACCTTTAATGAGGTATTAAAAAAAAAAAAAAAAAAAAAAAAAAGCGAATCCGGAA